TCAATCGTGGTGGTCTCGGTATGGAAGTGATGCACGAGCGTAACGCTCATAACTTCCCTCTCGATCTTGCTGCTGCTGATAGCACTCCTGTTGCTTTGACTGCTCCTTCCATTGGTTGATAAACAAATGCCTTACAAGTTGGTAGAGATTATCCACGATACTTTCCCCAACTTGTATCGCCCACCTAAGGACTGGAAACCTCCATCAGAGTATCGAAACAAAAAATAAATAGAGGGGTAACACCCCTCTTTTTTAATGTCTGATATTATCCAATATTATTATCCTGTAGGTCCATACGGTCCAATATGCGATTATGTTGCTCCTGGACCATCAAGGTGTTCTGTTGATGCTGATTGTCCTCCTGGATATGTTTGTAAGGATGGTGTTTGTGTACCTAAAACTGAAGTTTTAGTAGATGATGATTTTGAAAATATAGTTGATTGGGCAGCAGAATCGGATCAACTACCAGAGTATTGGCCTAGTCGAGTTAAATGTAAAAAGGACCCCAATACTGGTGAGTATTATGACTGTGTGGTAGAGTGGGATTATGATCCCAACACTACTGGTTATAATGGATCAACGTGTCTTCCAGCACCAGATGGAAGTTGTTTCAACCTTGAAGTCGATCTACTTAAAGATTTTGGTATTGAGGATGAATTCTTTACGGTTCTTGTTGGACCACAAACTTGTCAACCATATGCACCAGATATTAATATACGTCCAATAGTATTTGTTGATGCTGATGGCAATGAAACTAGAAAACGAGCTGTTGAAAAATCTTCTCCAGTTACATATCCCGTAGATGCTGGATTTGTAACTGAATCATCTACAGGTGCTTTAACAGCACAGTTTACTGATAATGGTAGAAAGTTAACAGTTGGTGGAACAGGTAGTGGTCAGATAAAAATAAAAGTTTCTTGGGATGACAATCCCAGCACAAATGGTGTTGCGTTTGATTCAATAACTATTAATGGAAAAACTTGGACCAGATCTGGAGACAGTGGATCTGATACAAAGGATGTTTCTGTTGAATCTGGACAAACATACGATATTACATATGTAAATTTAAACTCAGCAAACAATCCCATAGATGTTTCAAACTCTGGTAAGAAAATTAATTTAAAGGATGGTGATGGTAGTGATGCAAATGCAACTGTAACTATCGAAGACATATACAGTACCGTGCAAAATGACTCTGCGAAAGGATCTTTATGGACAGAGACTGCAGATACTTATGGAGTTTGGACCAATCCAAAGATTTGCACATTACCATGCATTGAGCAAAAGGTTACATATTTAGTTGATTTTTCTTCAACATCTACTTACTACTTTGAATTTGCTGCAGATAATTCTGGGGAGGTATTTTTTGATGATGAAGAGGAACCATTCATCACTGCAACAACACCAACAATGCAGAATCCAAGTATTTTTCCACAGGCAACTGCACCATCAGTTACATCTAGAAATATAACTTCTGGAAAACATAAACTTTCTGTAAATTGTACTAACGGAGCTGGTGTTGGGGAATCGAGACAAACATTATATATTGATTCTTCAACTGTAACTCCTGGACCAGGAACCGCAATTAGAGATTCTGGAGTTGGAATATCACCAAATGATCCCAACACTGGACTTAATGAATTGGGTGGTTTTATTGTTCCTGGAGATAGCACAACTGGTAAGTATTTAAGTTTTGGAACATTAGATGTCACAAGTACACCAGTTTATACTAGGACCGCATCTGTTAATATTGATTTGAGTAATATCACTAGAGTAGTATTCAGTGTTATTGCTGGATCTGATACTAATGGTGGGGAAAGACCAAATGATATCTCTGATACCTGGGATGTGAGTTTTGATGGTGGATCTACATGGATACAAGTTGCACCATCAAAACAATATTCTGGAATGGAATTTGCAGAATATGATGCAACTTACGGCAGTTGGTATGATTTCAGTGTAAATGTGCCCGAAAGTTATAGAGTAAGTGGTCAAATAATAAATTTTAGATCTGGTGGAGATGTTCCTGAAATCGGGACAGGATATGGTGGATTGTCAGCATCTCAAGTTGCATCTACTTATGCCAACTGTGGTGATGTATTCGCACTTTATAGGATTGAAAAATATACAGTTATTCGTGGCACATGCGATAGTATTCATGAAAATGCATGGGATTGGTCTAAAAATCCTGGTGGTTGGTATATAAAAATATGTAAGGGTGGTCCATGCTCTTCTGGTGATTCTGTTGGTGGTTGGTATCGAGTGGGCGGGGTTAGTACCTGGTCATCATTGATGAATAAATATGCTGTGTGGGTATCAACTACTCAACCAGTTGAAAATTCAACACAAACAGCAACCTATCTACTTGAGATTACTAAGTCGGATACATATACTTTAGAATTTAATGGTGATAACTTAGTTACAATTTATATTGATAGTGCTCAAGTAGCACAAACATCAGATTTTACAAATATACAATCCACCACTATTCAATTAAATCCTGGCAATCATTATCTTGTTATGGAAGTTTGGAATGAAGTGAGAAATGCACCAAACTGGTCCGATAATCCAGCAGGTGCAGCATGGTTGCTTAAGGATTCCACGAATGCTATAATAAGAACCTCTGCTGATCTCACTACACCTGGAGGAGGAAATTTATATTGGCACACTCGACTCGCTACTGGATATGACTACATCACGATTACAAGTTAATAGAGAAGATCTCCCAGAAGAAATACAATCTTTGTTTGAGACTGACGATGATCTTACGGTAGAAGTACTCTTTGATCCTGAGATGGCACCTATCGGGATTGATGATGAAACTTATGAAGAAGGAAAAATGAAGAGTGCTAAGAAATTAGTTGCTCATAGGAAATTTACACAAGAAATGATGCTTCTCTATAAGAAGTATGAAGGGGGACAATTATCTGCATCAGAAGCAGAGACATTAATGAATAATGCTAGAATTCGTTATATGGAGGGCAGTTAATGTACGAAGAATTAAATTGCTTTGAAGAAGCACTAAAACATTTCGGCACTCGTGTTGATGTTATTATTGCTATGGAGATGGCAAGAAAGATTACACCAGAAGAATCTTATCAACGCATCAAGGATGAGTTGAAAGAAGTTAAGAAGTGCCGTAAATTATTCAATAAAGATGGGTGTTGACCGATCCCAAAAAGAATGTTAAAATACTGAGACGAAGACAAGTCGAGTCTTCTGACATCTGCGGGTAAACACTCCGCAAGTAAACTTGATATAAAAAACATGAAACAATTTATTGCTCTTGCTGCTCTTCCTTTTATCGCAGCACCTGCTCTGGCAGGTCCCTATGTCAACGTGGAAGCAAATGCTGGTCTGGCTGGTAGCGACTACGTGGGCACTGTGACCGAGGCACACGTCGGTTATGAAGGTCCCCTTAGTGATACTGTGAGCGCCTATGCTCAGATCGGTCCTGCTCTCACCACTCCTAATGCTGGTGACACTACCGTAAATCTGTCTGGTAAGGTTGGTATCAACATCGCTGCTACCGATAATCTCGGTATCTATGGTGAGTATTGGGGTCTCGGTGGTGGTGAGGTTGAGAACCTGACCTCTAATTTTAAACTTGGTGTTAAATATTCCTTCTGATCCATCCTAAATATGGTATAATATGGGGGACACCAACTGTCCCCTTTTTTAATCTATAGGTAAGTCAAATGAATTTTGCAGTTTATACACGTCCTGGGTGTCCATATTGCACTCAAATCAAACAAGTGCTTGCTGGTAAAAAATACAATTTTCAAGAATATGTCTTGGATAAAGACTTTACTAGAGAAGCATTCTATGGTCAATTTGGAAAAGGTAGCACATTTCCACAAGTTGTAATGAATGGTAGAAATCTAGGTGGTTGCTCTGATACCGTTAGATATCTCAGGGAAAATAGTATGCTTTGAGACTAAATAGATTTGTCATATTCAAAGGGGAGGTAGGTTTCCAAACAAATAGATCAACGTAGAGGAGGAAACCATGTTAATCGCACTAGTTGTCTTATTTGTTATTGGTGCTTTTGTCCTAGGAATAACAGTTTCTTGGTTGGCAAAAGGATACGTCGAAGATTTCATCGAAAATGCTGCATATGCAAAAGCAGTAACACATCCAGAGATGATCGATGAAGATGGAAACATTTTACACGATGAATTGCTTTACATTCGACCACCTAGCATGTGGGATGAGTACGAGTATGGAGATGACGATGAAGATGATTGAATTGGAGTACATCAATGGACACATTAACAAACAGTAATACACGATTGCTCCTTTCTGAAATTCTCAGAAAGGTTAGCAATGCTAAGACAAAACAAGAAAAAATTTCACTATTGCGTAAGCACAATAGTACAGCACTTCGTCAAATTCTAATCTGGAATTTTGATGAAAGTTTAAAATCAATGCTTCCAGAAGGTCCAGTGCCATATAAAGCAAATGATGCTCCTATTGGCACAGATCATACTCGTTTAGAGAGTGAGTATAAAGGTCTCTATCGTTTTATTAAGGGCGGTGCAGATAAGTTGCCACAACTTAAGAGAGAAACAATGTTTGTGCAATTGTTAGAAGGTCTTCATGAAGAAGAGGCAGAGTTACTTTGTCTAGTGAAGGATCATAACCTTACTGAAAAATACAAACGTATTACAAAGGCAGTTGTGTCAGAAGCATTTCCTCAAATTCAGTGGGGTGGTCGTAGTTGAGCGTAAGAATTCTTCAACAAAACTGCGATCCACTAGCAGCAAACGATAGATCTCTACCATATACTTGTTACCTTGTCCAATACTTAATTGATGGTGAAACCACCTATGATATGGTTATTGCCAATAAAAAGGTAGATATCTTTGACTATTACTGGGATAGATATCGTGAAGATTTTATTCGATTTGATCAATCTGAAGGTAGAGTTAATCCAAAATTATGGGTAGATCCATGTTCGAAGCAAAACAAAAAAGACAAAAAATAACCTCTGTCTATTTGGACAGACCTCCTGAAGAACCAGAGAGAGAGGAGCAACAACCAAGAGGCAGTGCTTATTACATTACTGTAGTGTTGCTCCTTTTTGCTGGCATTCCAATCTCATTTATGCTATTATGGAATTGGTTAATGCCAGCAATCTTTGGACTTCCTGCAATTGGGTATTTCAAATCTATAGGTTTGCTTATTTTGTCACTTTATATTTTTAGAAGATGAGTAAAGTATGTTTAATTTCTGTTACTCCTGATGCAGAAAAAACAATTGGGTATGTTGCTCGTGTGAGTAATCCTGCCAATCAGGAGAATGCAAAGGTTGCTGGTTTGCTTAAGTATTGCATTGAGCATCAGCATTGGAGCATCTTTGAGCAGGCACACATGACTCTGGAGATTAACACTACCAGAGCAATTGCTGCTCAGAT